TTTATATGTAAATCTAGCAAATAAACCAAAAATTCCTTGTTCTATGGGTCTAGCTGCATCTATCCAATCCAAACCAAATCCATTGTAAAACCATATTGGTAAATAAAATAATCCTCCAGTTATAAATGAGCAAATTGCTATTATTACTCTATTTTGTAAATTCTTACCTGGTACCCAACTCACATTAAATCTTCCGTTAGGGTTTGGTGTAAATTCTACTTCCGTATCTTTGATTCCGTTTTTCCACGAAAAACTGCCACGAGTGACAAGAGCAGAGTATCTAGCTTCTTCATTAAAATCAATCTGTTCGTAAATCTTAGCAAGATTAAATATGCTATTTTTAGTTTCATCTCTGAAAGCATGTTCTTCAGTCCTTGGAAATTGTCTATAAAATTCATTTAAACCGTCTTGATCTCCTTTTAAACCTTCAACTTCGTTTTCCCAGTGATCGATAACTCCGACATCAATGTATTCCCCATAGTTGTCTTCAACTGGCTCTTCGGGAGTATTGAATACAGGTATTCCATAAGAATCAATGAATCCTTCGAAGTTCCATTCCATAGGTATGAACAAACTATATAATCCTGAGCGAGTCTGTCCATTGCGGTTTCTTTTTGTAACATCTGAGTCATTGTATAATTTTTTAAAGTTTTCACCACCTTTGTCTAATGAGTTACTTGTTGAACCCATCATACATTTACCAATAACTCTACTTCCTAATCTTAACGTGGTTTTCGTGACACGCCAGTTGTTGAGGATGTTCTCGGGCCTCTCCCATTTTCCTGCTTCATCGTGGACCAAGAGCGAAAGCTTTTCACCATCATAGGAGTTGTCTCCTGTGTTCTTCCAGTCGATGGTAGTGTCCAATCCCGCGAGTTCCTCGTTCCTTTGCTTCGTAAGTATACTTTTCTTTGTAAACTTACTTGCGGGTACACGATAAGCCAATTCGGTCTTAGGTCTATCCATTCCATCCTGTATGGGTTTAAAAAAGAATGGGTAATTAACGGATATTGGAACGACCTTATCTGTAAACATTTTTTTGGCGTCAGCACCAGATTTGGATAATATCCCAAACCTAGAGTCTGAAGAGATGGTAGCTTGGTTAACAGTCTCTGCTGATGCCATGAATGAAAACCCACTCCGTCTATTCTTGAGGTAGCACATTCCATAACATCGAACGTCTGCCTTGCAAGCTTCCCAGAATAAAAAGAATAATCTGTTTGCTTCCCTGAAGTCTGGAGCACCCACGTCGATTTTAGTCCACTGCAAGTACATATAATGAGACCCAGTAATATAAGTAGGAACATCTTTGTTATAGAACCAATAACCTTCATCGCGTTTGGTAAATTCTGTATCAATATATGCATTCCACTTATTTTTAAATTCATTGGGTAAATCTTTCCAATCAAATATAGTTTTTAACTTTGAAAGTTCTTTTGGATATTCTGATTTACTCCATTTATTATTTCCTTTATCTAAGTTCTTCGGCGCTGGAGGCAATGCTATTTTTAAATTTTGTATGCTATACACATCACCAATCTGCCCAGTCTTGCTGATAACAACGACGTCATGGTCCTTATCGTATCCATATTTCCACTTTTTTGCTTTATTAAGCCTTTTAATCGTATTAATTTTTATAGGCTCTATAACGCGATATAATGATTGCTCGTACATTACTTAGATCTTCTTTCTGCAAAGCCTTTAAACGACTCTGCTCTTTCTTCTATATTCTTACCTTCTAATAATGCTTTTTCAACTTCGATTCTATTTAAGATCTCAAATGCATCGAATATTGCGAGCTTTTTAGTGGCTGCAGCGTTCTTGAGTCGATCGGCTGAAACATCATCATCAGTTTCAACAATCGGTTCTTTAGCAACTTTGATGAGTTCTTTGACTGCTTCATAACCAGCTTGGATTATATTCTTTTTCTGTTCCTTGACGTTCATACTTAATCGATATTGAATTAGTTGGTACTCTGTATAATCTTTCACCATCAACAATAAATTCGTATTCACTGCTTGGTGTAAAACCAACTAAATCTTCCTTTTCTATATCATTAAGTTCTTTATCAACGTATTTTATAATTCCACGCAGTGGAACTTCTTTTTCATTTAATAATATATTATTTGATAAAATTGGTTTAACAAAACAAAAACCTTTAGGCGCTTGCCATTTACCGTTTTGTTTGTATAAAAATATTTGGTCAGAGGTTACAAAGTATTCATCTTCTTTGTAATAGCTTTTACTATTTTTTTCAATACCTCTTACGTCATACCATCTTCTAAAAACATTGTGATGCAATATAACCTCATCATTAACTTGTATTTCAGTTTTTTCTGATTTAGGTATTGCTGTCACTATTCCAACACGACTAATATATCGATGATCAGAGATTTCTGTATTTAGCAGAAGTTCTTGACCATCAATATATTTTTTATTATCGTATCTTTCGTTTTTAGGTTTAACTATAAAGTTAAATAAACTTTGCATTAATATTCTAAGTTATATTCAACGGCTATAGCCATATTCTTATTAAAATCTTTCCACGGTAATACTTCATTTCCTTTTTTAATAAAGATAGAAAACTTGTCGTCATTTTCTACGATGTCACATATTATGTGTCCACCATATACTTCTTGACCTACAGAATAATGCATAGCGTCATTCTTATAGTCTCTACCTATACTAATTTTTCTTACCAGTGACATGATTTTATTCTGCCTTTAATACTTCTGGTCCTACAACTTCTTCTTCTTCGATTGGTTTATAGGTTCCATCTTGGATATTGATTTGAACTTTACCGTACTTTTCTTCAAGTTTAGCTTGGAATTTGTTTAAATCAGATTGAACTTCAGCAGCAGCATGATTAATTTGATGCTTTTGTAATTCAAGGTTTCCAATTTGTGCTGCAGCGTTATTTAGTTTTCCTACATAACCTTGCAGTTCTTCTAATTGTTCTTGGGTAATTTTGTTTTCACTCATGGTTTTTAAATTAAAATTAAATTGTTAATAAATTAAATTGATTATTCAGGCTGCTGTACTTCTTCTTCAGCTGGAGCCCAAGGCATTTCTACCTCTACATTTTTTGGTGTTATTTTTTCGCTAATTGCTTTTTCAATCACTTCATTCATGTGATCAACTGGGTGATTAGCTTGTGCCCATGCAATTACGTCTGCTTCTGTTAAATTAGCAAGATCCGTAAAGTTTTCTGAATCAGGTGCACCGATTGGACAAGCGCCGTTAAATACTGAGCTTTCTCCAGAATCAGCATCTGTACCTTTATATTCAAAGTTAACGTGTGTGATCACATCTGACAATCCGTCAAGTGATGGTGCTTTTTTCATAGCCGTGATCTTCCATTCATAAGATAAATTCATAATTAATATTTTTAATTGTTTGTGTTATAATTTATTATTACTTGTTTTACTGATTTTCTAAAGTTTCAATTCTAGCTCGCAAACTATCATTGTCAGCTTTTAATTCTTTTATTGCTTCAACTAATAGTGGTACTA